AGTTTGACTGACAAATTCATAAGACGCGCAATAATTTCGTCGGTGGTTAATTCCATGATGTTTCCCTCATCTTTCGTTACGACCCTGAGGTCGCTTTCCAATGTCCGAGACCCCCATTGTCGTAGAGGTATCGAGCGACCCTGACATTACACGACGGATCTTGTAATGCGCGGATGACGTCTTGTTTCTTACAGACTGCCCGTGTCACGGTTGCCCACGACCCTTGAATCTGCATAAGTCCGACATCGGGTCGTCCGGTGCTTCGGCGGACTGGCGACACGGCTCGAGCGGTGCAGCGAGATTCGCGGTACATGATTCTCGAGAGCGTCGGCACGACCTTTGCGGGGAAGTGCTTGCGCAGAAGCGGTTCCCATTGCGGACATGATTGTGCAGCTGCGCTTGCGGGCAATGCGGTGGATATTGCGGTGATGAGGGCGATTGCCATGATTCTCTTAATCAACCTTTTCAACTTCTGTAATCGAAGCGAACATCATCCAGGGAGCCGCCCTTTTGGCGACTGTGACTTTGACGATCTCTTCTGTTGCCGAATCCGTGAAGATTTGGACGAGGGTTAGTTTGTCTTTAGACCATAACGGCATATAGCCCCACGTTGGAAGCATCATCGGTTTGCCATCATCTTGAGCCAGAGCCAGCAACTGACCCATCCCATTATGAAACTGTAAATGAATTGAGTGTCGGTCATAGCGGTTTCCCTTCGCTGTTCGTGTTTGCATGTTGTAACACAGACGAGGGTCTGGGTGGCGGATTCGACCTCGGAACCAATGAGGGAAACACAGTCAGTCCCGAGGTCTAGCGCGAAGAGGGTGATTTCTTCGAGCGATTTATGGTTTCGGCAAGGCTCGCCAGGCTGCTTCAAATGCTTCTGGACTTTCCCATTCGTTAGAGATTTCGGCATGGAGCCAGACACCGCCTGGGGTTCCGGCATTGTCTTTTGAGGTGAACAATTTGACGCCTTTTTGCCCTGGCCCGCGCGACGAGCGATAGCCCCTACCCCATGCGGTTTTGTCTGATTCGGGTTGTGCAGGGTTGCGGAAGGAGTAATCGTGCAATTCGCAAAGGAGCAATTCTTCTGAATTATTGACGAGCCATTCCCATGCTTCTTTTGCAGCTGCTCTTCCTGCTCGAGTTGCGGGATAACCCATATCGACTGCGAAGCCTGTCGCATGGACGCTGAGGTTTTTAGAACCGCGCATCGGACGGTTGACGTACATTCCTAGATTCGTAAATGCCCAACGTCGTTGACATAGATCGTAAAACTTCTTGGTGATTGGCGAGGTGGCTTTGCCGTCCCACGAAGGGTAGAAGGGATATTTGCGAGCGGTCATGGTGCAGGTGGGTCTTTCGGACGATCCTTGAGGCCGTTTCCTGCGAGTACCCCGAGAAGCCCGCCAGTTAACGTTGCAAGCATTGGCGACAAGACTGACCAGGCTGCATCGTCGTTAGGAGAAACTTCAAGCGGTTGCGTCACAAACAGCAAGCCGTAGAGAAGTGAGATGATTGACAGAACGAAGGCGAGCGTCAAGCCGATGGCTACGACAAAGATAAGTCGTGCTTTGATTTCTTCGTTGCTCATTCTGTTTTGGGGTTTCATGTGCATTTCCCTCCGCTGCCATAAGCAGGTGCAATTGTTGTTGAGATTGTTTCGGTTACTCCGCGCAATGCTTTGTTCTTTGTTGGTGGGCAGTTCAGGCGTTCACGATCTGCGCAAGCAGTCAGCGACGATAAAAAGACTAATAAAATCAGGCTTTTTCGCATTATGCAGGACCAAGGTCTTCAATGCTGAACATGTAAACACTTTGGCTTGTTCCTCGAATGGTGCCAGTTCCTGCGCTGACGTCTGTCCGCATTTTGCGAGTTACTGAACCAGCCGAAACAGTGAAAAGGTGCTGCATTGTTATTTGTGCAAATCCCGATGCTGTTGAGGTTGTATTTGCAATGTTTTGAATGATGGTGTTTGAACTGTCGGTCAGGTAAAAGCCTGCAAGAGCGCCTGCGGTAGTTACTGAATAATCACAAGTAAACAAGGCTCGATACAAGCGATTTGCTTCTGCTGTGAAGGTAATACTTGCCCCTGTGATGTCTGCGGTAGCCGCGCCGATTGCGCTGTTGCCTGTGCTGACGTAGTAGCCCATGACCCCACGAGGCCAATTATTAGCCTGCGTAGCCGTGAGGATTTGCCCCGATGTGAAGTTGGTGTTAGGTGATACTGCCATAATTGTCTCCTTTAGAAACTTAGAAGGTTGTTGTCAAGCGTTCCGAAGATTGCATCGTCAAGGGTGAGGTATTGGTTGCCGTCCGTACTTTCAAAAGTGTACGAAACAATGTGAGACCCTGGAACGATTCGGTGTTCAATTCCTGAAGTAATAAGGGTCTGCGATTCTGATGTTGGTGTTCCGGTGGAGTAATCCTTTTGCACCGTGACGATTGACGTGAGGTCAATGGCAAAGATGGTTGCCCATTGCGCAGCTGTGAGTGCTGCGAGTTCGCATGAGACGCCTGTGAAGCGGACGACGGGGTTGCGGTATTTGCCGAGGAGGTACGCTCCGAGACCGTTGACTTCTGTCGTCGTTGAGTTGAGCAGCTGCAAAAGTTGATACGTCTGAGACTGATACAGAGCAATGGAGGTTGGGTCGGTGTTGGTCTGTACGGCTCCGGCGGGGGACTGTGTCGAGATGTTGTTGTACAAGAGTTCCGACCCGTACTGGTTGACAAGAGTCATGTACGGAATGCCTGTGCCGTCTGTCGTGAACGACGCGCCCGCAACAGGGTTCAGAACACTTGACCTGCCCTTGAAGGTGAGGGTTCCATCGGCTGCGGTGAAGAGATAGCCCTGCTCGGAGGTGTTGACCTGCTGAAGATAGTTGAGGACATTTGTGTCCTGAGAGACCGCGTAAGCCCCTAAAGTTGAGGTTCCTGTACCAATAGACCTTGCGCCCTGGTACGCAATCTCTGGACGGTCTAGAACGGCGTCTACGCGCAATCCTGAGGTCTGTGCGGACGGGGTGAAAGCGTTTAGTTGCTGATTTGCCAAGGTGCCGAAGGTGTCAACGCATCGAGCGAACATTCTGCCCTGGTTGGCGTTCTGATAATCCAAGTCCCAATCCTCGACGAAGCCTGTGTAGATCGGAGTCCCGTTGGCGTAAATGATGATTGGCGAGCGAGGCAACACGAACGGGTAGTAGATCGAGGACGTATTGAGCGGGTCAAGAATGCGGGAGTTGTTGTTGAAGACGACCTGTGCGGTTCCTGCGTTGAACTGGTCAAGTTGGCGGTTGCGTCCGCGCTTGATGTTGACGGACAGAACGAGCGAGGTGAGGTCGGCGTATGCAAGACCGCCGAGGGTGCCTGTGTCCAATAGACCGAAGACGGCGTCGTTGAGTTGGAACGGTTGACCGAATCCTGTAGTCGTCTGAAACCCGACGAGGACTTGATATGTGGGGACGGTCATTAGAAAGTTGCAGCAGGTGCGAAGACCTGCCCTGAGTTGCGTTGCGCTGCGAGAATCGCGTCGATGATGTCTTGACCAACTGTGGCAGGTGATGAGACAAGTCCTGCGTCCATGTTGATGATGATGTCGTTGAATGGGCCGATACCGCCGATGCCTGCGTTCTCGAAGCCTCCTGCGTTTCCTGAGGTCTTGTCAAAAGCGGGTGCTGTCGTATTTTGTACTTTGCCAGGAGCGGAGGGCGCGACTGCGGGTGGTGCTGCAAAGACCTCTGGGTTCGCTGCGACAATTTCCTTTTGCGATTCTTCAAAGGCTCGTGCGCTCGTCAAGCCTCCACTACTGCCTCCGCCTCCGCCGATTTTCGGCATGGCAAAACTTTTGCCACCAAGCAAAGGAACCCAGTCTGGAATGGTGAAAGCCAATTTGCCGACGGTGTTGTTCCAGATTGCAGCGATTGCTTTGAAGACAAATGTTGCTGCGCCGAGCAAACCCTGAAAAAGAGGGATTGTGACGTTGCTGATCCACCAGCGAACCGCCCCGAATAGCGCGTCGACAATTGTGCGAAATGTTTCAAATTTTTTGTATGCGATAACTGCAGCTGCTGCGACTGCACCGATACCGATTGCGATTGCGGTAATTGGGTTAATGCTCATTGCAACGTTGATTGCAACGATTGATGCTGCTACTGCTGCTAATGCGACGGCAAGAACTGTAAACACCTCTGGATGTTTTGCAGCCCAATCGGAGAACTTTTGAAGGATGGGGACGATTGCTTCAACGACTGGCATAAGCGACGCGCCGATTGACTCTTTTGTTTCGTCGAGGGCAAGTTTCATTCTGGCAAATTTGCCTGCGGTGGTTTCGGCTGCGTCTGATGCTGCCCCGCCGAAAGTCTTGGACATTGCTTGCATGACTTCGTCAAGGGTTGCGCCCCCCTTGATCATGTCGCGAAGTTCTGGAGACAGTTTCGCAAGGGCGGTCATGTTGCCCCCGTATGCCTTCTCGAGAGCCTTAGTGGTCGTCTCAAGGCTGATTCCTTTGGCTGCAGAGATGTCCATGGCAGCCGATGCCAACTCCTGCGCCTTTGTGATTGAGCCAGTTGCTCGGACGAGACCGCCAAGTGCCGGACGAAGTTCGTCGTCAGTTACTCCGAGCAATCTGCCCTGGACGCTAATCCAGTCTTCGTTGGCAGTGATTTGGGCGTCTGTTGCGCCTGTGGTGCGTCGAATCTGTTCGGCAAGTTTGTCCTGCGCGGCTGCATCTTCAATTGCACCCTTGACTGCTGATCCAAGTGCAGCGGTCAGACCCGCCAATGCGGCAGCTGCGGGAACGGCTGCTTTTTTGATTGCGAACTGCGCCTTCTCGCCATTGGTCTCAAGATTTTTGAATTCCTTAACGGCGGATGAGATTCCTTTTCCGTCGAATGACGTGACGATTGGGATTGCGATTGTCATTTAAGTTCTCTTTCGACGCGGGCTTTGACTTCATTTGTAGCGCGTAGAAGTTCCCGCGTTATTTCTCCGCGCTTGCGGAACACGGCAGGCCCGAGAATGCGCGTATGGTTCGGGCGCAACTGCCCAAGAGAATCACCCAGGCGGTTTTGGTTGGCTCGTCCTGCTGCTTCAAAAACTGCTGCTGCAACATTGGTCTGGGTGATGTAGATCAGCGAAGTTGCCTCTCGAGAAGCATCCACTTTCAACTTGACGCCTGATTTTGCTTTTGCGACGGAAAACGGAAATATCTTCTTGTTGGCTTGTTCCCATTTGCGGGCCATGCCGGACAGAGGCACCTTGTCGTAACTGTTCTGGACTTCTTGGATGGCAGGTTGTGCGATGCGGGTTGCGTCGGCGGTGAACTGCTTGCGGAGACCAGGCTCAATCTTGTTGAGCGAACGAATAGCGTCACGAACACCGACGACTTCAAGTGAAGTATTTGTTGTCATCGTCTGCTCCTTTGTGATTTCTGTTGTTCGTTCAACACGTCAACAACCGTGAAGAGATCGTCTGTGTCGAATGGGATGTCGGGTGTCCAGTATCCAGTCGCGACAAGAACCTCCGCTAGTGAGCGTCGGAAACTGCCGCTTCTGTAAAAGACGGTGAGTCCTCCGACACGACCTCAATGGACTTTGTTTTCTTGATGAATTCGTCAAAGGCGAGCGGGGTGGTAATTCCCGCAGCTCGAGCAGATTCAAATGCAAAGAATGCAAGGTCTTCTGCGCCGATGCCGTTTGCAAGACTGGATGCTTGTCGTTTGAATTTGCGTTCCCATGCCACGACAACGAATAGATTCGTTTCGCATTCATAGGGGTCGCCTTCAATCGGTGTTACTTGTAGTCGGATTTTCATTGTTTCCCTCTTTCAATTATCAGGTGATGTCTCGCGCCCAGGTGCCGTTAGAGAAACTTATTGAGGCTACGGCAAGGGTGCCGATGGAACTCATTATGACCGGAGCGGCATCCAGCGTTGCCGTCGTAATCGTGAACTCTGGATTGCTCGCAGACTCTGTGGTGCCAGATGGTGACACGACGATTGTGCATGAACCCGCAGCAACGATTGCGCTGAGAAGGGTTTCCATTTCGGTTGTGCCGTACGAGAGATACAGGTCTAGGTTGACCGCCACAGATTGCAAGCCCTTTACTGCCTGACGGCCTGTATCTGCTAGCGATGTGCTCTCAAGGAGTTCAAAGCCGAGCATGACCTCGCATTTCGACAGTTGATCCGAAACGTCGACGGCTGCTCCGCCAGTTGGGGTGATGTTACAGGTGGCTCCAGAAAGGAATGTGCTTGTTGCCATTGGTGGCTCCTTAGTTTCTACGCACGGCGATTGCCACCGTGAGATCGTATGTGGGTATATCTTGCCCGCCGTAGTTTGCATTGCCTGGACGGGCGTCTGTAACTGCGATGGGCGAGTTCATTATTGTGTCAACAGTTGACATGAGGTAGTCGCCTGAGTCCTGATTGCCTGGAGGGGCTGCCAAGACTCTGACGGGTATCCGAAAGTCGCCGACGTTGTAAGTAAACGAAGTCATAACGGGAAGTTCAATCATCACGGACATTGGTCGCGCGTTGCGCGGGTCTGTGACGGGCTTGAGACCGAGAGCGGTGAGTTGTGTTTTGATTGCGTTGACTGCGTCGACGAGGATTCCTGTTGCAGCCATTATGCGACCTGTGGTCTTCCGCAGCCGATGAGGGCCATGATGCGTCCCATAGTTGACGGGATTGGGATGGAAGACATGGCGTCGAATGATGCGAATGAGTCTGCTGATCCGCGCTCACGGTAGAGGGTTGCTGCGTACATGATTGTTCCGAGTTTGACGTCGGCACCTGGCACCGTGGATTGCGAATCGGTGTATCCGGCTTCGCGACGTTTCCGAAATATGTAATTATTCGAAGCATTAACGCAGACTGTAATAAAGGCCGTGTCGTTGGCGGTTGCAACGTCGATGCCCAACCATGAAGTGACATCGGCTGCGTTAATCCATGAAACGGACGGGGTGAAGGTAACTGTGCCGGTAGCAGTAGATCGAGTAAAGTCGTCGCCTGCGTTGACATAAAGGAACTGGTAGAGACGAATTACATCGGAGTCAAATTCAAGGTCGCCCTCGTCAGATACTCCGATGAATTCAAAGTCTTGTGTTGAGACAACGGTATGTGTACCCGAGAATCCATGACCTGCGCCTGCGATTACCACGGAATCTCCGACTTGAATACCAGTCTCAACAAAGGTCTGAAGGACGGCGTACCCATCGAGGCGCGTATGAAACGCGAGATCGTAAGTAGCCATCGTTCAGTCCCTTTAAGAGTTCGCCTGAATTAGACGAACGCAGCCTTGATGGTGAGCGTTGGGTCAATGACCTTTGATGCCCAGTACCCACGGAACGCAATTTGGCGCGAGAGCTGAGAGGGCATCTCCACTGATATGGCCCCTTTCGCCAATTCATACGATTCAAGCGCACGAGGGTCAAGGATGGTCATGCCAGCCGAGGTCAAGTTGCGGTCAACTACGACGCGAAGACCGAAGGCGAATGCGCCCTGTGTCGATGCGACGTTAAGTGAACCGTAAGCGTTCATCGGGCCAACCTGTGGGAACAACGGACGATCTGCGGTGTCGCTGAGTGAACCCATTAACTTCCAGACGTTGGGTGATACTGCAAGGATTGACGGAAGGTTTCCGTTTGAACCCGAAAGGATGTCTGCAGCTGCGGTGTACATCCACTCGACCCAATATGCAGGGTCTGCGATTGATGCGTTTGCAAAGTTGTTGCTGTTGGTTGTGCCAGTTTGCAACTCTGAACAAGCGAGCAGGTCTGTCCGGTCTGCATATACGCGTCCCATGTCGTCCAACAATGCGCCGAGAACTTCTGGCTGTGACCAGTCCATTGAAGCCTCTGAGATTTCAACGTATCCACCTTGAATTGTCTTGGTGATTTGTACGTCTTCGATTTCAAAAGTTGAAGCAGTGATTGTCGTGTTCTGTGTTGCAGTGCCGATTGAACTGTTTGTTTTTACTACAGGGCGAATGAAGACTGCGCCTCCCTGGGGCATCGGACGAAGAATTGTGGCATCCACGAGAGGGCGCGAGCCCACGAACGAGTTGAACACATTTTGAACGATGGGGGTCGGGATGACGCCTGGAATATCGACTGTGGTGATGTCTGGAGCGGCTGCGCGAATGTTGTCGTTTAACTGTGCGAAGTCGTGACCACCGCGAACGAATGACGCAATGTATTCAGACGCTGAAGGAAGTTTGAATTCGCGTCGTGCTGAAGCGAAAATTGGTGATGTTGGGATGGCGTCGGGCGCGGAGGCTTCGACTTGGTTTTCTTGTGACATTGTTTCCTCCTGGAGACTTGTGTCGGGTTGGGGTTCGGTTGACTCTTCTTCGACCTCTGGGTCGGGTTCTGAGGCAGCGATGGAATCGATGGTCGCGTCGACAAATGCCGGTACTGCGACAACCGAGAGTTCTGACAATAT